GGCGACTACTCGCCGACGCTCCCGTCGATGGACTCGCGCAGCAGGTCGGCGTGCCCGTTGTGGCGGGAGTACTCCTCGACCATGTGGATGAGGATCCACCGCAGCCGGGGGATGCGGCCGTCGGAGAAGCCGCTGGCGGCCGGATACTCGAGCCCACCCGCGCGGTAGGCCCGCTCTGCCGCGGCCCGCGCCCGCGTGACGGATGCCTCCCACTGAGCGAGGAGCTCGGCCGGGGTATCCCCGCCTGCGGTGTCCCACTCCCAGTCGGGGGTTGCCTTCCAGTCGACGGATGCCCACGGCTCACGTTGATCTTCGCCGAGCAGCACCACCCCGAACCAGTCGTCTTCGACGTAAGTGAGGTGCTTGACCAGGCCGCCAAGCGTCATGGTGCTCGGGGCAAGCGTCTTCGCCAGGTCTTCGGTGCTGAGTCCGGACACCTTCCACGCCAGCGTGGCCCTGTGGAAGTCGAGGAAGCCGTTCAGCGTCGACCACTCGTCCTCGCCGAGCGGCGGTTCGGGGCGGTTCTGCTCGTCGAAGATCGTCGTCATGTTTTTGAGTCTAGGGACACGCGCGAAGCGAAGGCCGGTCGCATCGGACTGCGCACGCACCTATGCGGAACCGCACCGAAGAACTGGTGCCCCTGGAGGGACTCGAACTGCCAACGGTGGCTAATCACTTGGGCACAGGTGGGTGCATGTGAGTGCCGGAATGGCGGGCCAATCCGCGGCCATGGGTCGTCCAGGATCATCCTGGGGATCTGGCTTCATCCTCGGGAGCACATCGCTAAGCACAACGCGGAGCACAACCACATCGCCCGCCGATCGATGCTGAAGAATGGGACGACCCCTGCCGCAACACCCAGGTCTCCGCGCGGTTCACCGTCGCGGCTATGCTCAGGCCACCGAACGACCCGTCTGACAGCCGGCGACATCCTCAGGAGCGAACGATGACCGAGACACTAGCCAAGCCTCGCAACAGGACACCGATCTTCATCGCGGTCATCGTTGCTCTCATCGCGGCGGTACTCGTGCTCGCCTTCCTGGCCTTCGCGCCGAAGACATCAGCTGGCGTTGCAGATGCCACACCTGCACCTTCCGAGACGCCCCTCGGCGGGGCACCGTTCACACACGAGCCGGATCCGAGCGACCCTCACGCGATCACCGTCACCTACCCGGCGGGATACGCACCGACGTACACGGGCGTCGACTGGACCGAGGGCAAGCCGATGGAGCTCGTGCTGCCCCTGGTGCAGGATGCCTACCAGCTGCAGATCATCGACTCCAAGGGCAACCAGGTTCAGCAGAACGCGGAGCACTACACCGTGCATGGCATCGAGTACGGCGAGGGTGGCGGAGTGGTCATGAACGCGTCACGAGCCGGCTGGGAGAAGCAGCACCAGCTCGAGGACACGTACCGGCCAACACCCGAGGACCGCCTCACGATCGTCGCGGTCGACGCAAACGGGAGCGCGGTCGACACCTACGCGCTGAATTACGTGGTCCTGAGCGAGACCTACGAGATGGAACCGTCAGGTGCGCAGACCACGACGCTCCTCGTGGAGCCGAACAAGGAATACACCAAAGGAGAGTAGCTCACTGTCGGTGGTCGGTGCGAGCATCCCCGTCATGAACGAACCAGCCGTGCAGGTCACCGCCGAAGTCGCCCTCGAGTCCCTGGGCCTGCGGTGCGAGACGGTCGCCGAGCGGGGCGACTCGAAGTGGACGAAGCGCATCGTCTGCTGGCGGCCCGTCGCGACCCGACCCGTCGACGGCATTTCGTGGTTGCTCTGGGGTGAGACTCCCCCTCTGCGCGAAGTGGACGGCGAGCTCGTCCCGGCGCCCGTCACGGTCGACGGGGACACGTACGAGCCGATCCTCCTCGAACCGCTCGAAGTGTTCGACGCCTGGTTGGACATGCTGCAGTGGGTCACCGAGGGCGACGTGCGCGCAGAGGTGCGGCACGCGCTCGAGGTCGGGACCATGACCGAAAAGGAATGGGCGATCTCGCAAGCCCGATCGCAGATCCGCGGAACCGTGACACTCGAGGGCGACGCGGCCGCTGCCGACAAACTCTGCTCGGAGCTGTCGATCGCATTGCTGGAAATGCTGTTGCGAGCGACGAGGAAGAAGGGATGGTGAGTTCTCCACAGCCCCGTCACGGGGCTTCTCGCGCCGCTACGCTCCCGGCATGGACGACGACCTGATCGGCTGGCCGAAGTGCCCGCGCTGCCTCGTGCAACTCAACATGACAGCGCCGCCGCAGTGCCCCGTGTGCGGGGTCGTGGTTACCTCGTAGAACGACGAAACCGCCCCACCTCCCGAAGGAGATGGGGCGGTTCCGTGCGACCATGACTAGGCGGCTACGAGCGAATACTGTCCGATGCGCGTGTTGAAGGGCGAATCCGAGCTAGGGATCGCATCGAGCAAGTTCCGAGCATTAAGGGAGTCGTAGACCATGCCGATCTCGAGGTTGGCATCCAAGCCCTGCAGCGCAATTGCCTCGACAGGGACGTCCTCTCCCTTGACCGTCGAACCTGCAAGAGTGTAGATCTTCTCCTCGCGGCGGATCAGTACGAACAGCTGCTGCGCACCATCCTGGCGCCGCATCATCGCTCGAACCTCACTCACCGTGCTCTCCCACTCACATGCGATGAGAGGCGTCGTTGGCGTGAAGCCGCTGGCGCGTAAGCGCTTCTTGTTCTCTCCGTTGGAGAGGTAGCGCATCACGAATTTGGCTGTCTTGCGCCGTTCGGCGCTCATCTCAGTCATTCACTCCACCTCCGAAGATGTTCTTGCCAGTGGTCGAACATGTCGTCATAGCAGAACTCATACGATTCGTTCACTGTATCCCACGCGGTGCCATCGCTCCTGATCTCCGCGATGACTGTTCGGTTCTGATCTTCGCCCTCTTGCGTGTACTGATGCTTGTGCACTTCACTGTGACAGCAGTCGTACCGTGCGATGTGATCGTACTTGCCAACAGTCTCCTCCGACCGATGGGTCAACGCGAAGTCTACGACTTTCCCCTTGTAGCCCCACTGGACGATGTACACAGACTGCCCCGGGGCGTCACCCAGAGTCAGGGCGCAGTCCATTTCCAACTCCGCGTTGACGGGACGCTTGTACACCCAGTCCACGTCTTCGATGGCAGTCTTCAGGGCTTCCCGAGTCTCGCGCCTACTGTCGCGCTGAGCGTCCCGGCCAAAATTACGTGGCATAGAAACGAACCCTAGCGGGCAACGTCGTTAACTGGAAGCACCGCCCCCTCCCGCGAAGCGTCGTCCCGGGTGTCCGGGATCGCTTCAGCGAGAGGGGGCGAAGCTGTAAAGAACGGCTGTTGGATTATTCGCGATCTATGCAGGCGGCGTCAGCGGCCGGCGGTGAAGCTGGCGTTGCCGATCGACGTGGCGACGGACAGGATCGTCGCGACGCCAGTGACGGAAGCCACACCGAGCCAGTTGATGCCTTCCACGCCCACGGCGGGGATGAGGTCAGCACCGGTCGACACTGCGATCGCGGCGACGAACACCTGAGCGGCTGTCTTCACGGCTCGCTCGGCAGCTCCGCGCCAGAAGGGGGCCGTCCAGATCGTTGAGCCGGACTGCTCGGCTGCCAGCTTCGTGGTGCGCTCGACGTGCTCGCCGTGCGTCTCGGGTTCAGAGATGAGGGACATGCGGTTACTCCTTCTGGGTCGGGATTTGGCCGGTGTCGCCTCGGTAGGCGGGCCAGGGCGGGATGCTCTCTGTCGGTACGCACGGAGCTTCGATCGCGATGCGGCGCACCGCGGAAGCGTGCTCCTCGATCACGCGACGCTTGGACGCTTCGCGGTCGCGTTCCCGGTACGCCTCGTCGACCTCGTCACGCTTGCGGCGGGACCGTCCTGTGAAGATGCCGACGAGCTGCTTCCCGAACGCGAGCAGAGCAGTGAAGCCTCCTGCGCCGAGGATCGCGGTGACCCACGCTGCGGGGTTGTCCATAGGTCACCGCTCTCGGGATAGGGGCTGGTACGAGTAGACGCGGATCAGATGCCAGCGCAGCACGAGGAGGCATACGGCGAGGCCGATGATGCCGACCTGCGTCAGCCTCGACGATCCGGGCGGCGCGAGAATGTGCAGGTTCAGCACCACGAACGCGTACACGGCGACGCCCGTCCCCGCGAAGATCAGCGCAGTGCGTTCGGCCCACCACCACGGCGTGAAGACCGTGGCGAGGCCCAGCACGCCGCCGGCGATGAAAGACCACGCCCACACGGCGGCCAGCACCGGTCCCACCTCGCCCGCGATGGACTGCGGCGGGTTCGTGAGCGTCGCGAGCCCCGTGAGGGTCGCGATGACGTAGGCGAGCGCCATGACGCCTTTGATGTGCGGAGGGGCGGTGATTTCACCCCACAGCCATCGCACGAAGCGGACCGGAGACGGCATCAGCTGGCGGGCTTGTCTTCGACGATGACCGCGTCCTCAATGGGGAGTGCGGCCGCGGCGTCGACGCGGGCGATGCTCGCCTCGAGCTCGGCGATCGCGTCCACCGAGTCGGCCTGCTCGGGCGGGGCCAGGCGGGCCGTGAGGGTGCCGATGATCTCCTCAGCCTGCGCGGTGCGCATGTTCATGCCCGACTCAGTGAGCGCTTCGCGGATGGCCTGCTTGACGTTGGTCTGGACGAGCTTGCCGATGTCCTCAGGCGTGAGTTCCTTCCCGCCCTCGGCGCGCACCGTGTTCACAATCGCGTGAGCCATGTAGTACGGCGCCCCCGGGAAGAGGATGCGGCCAGCGCGGACGTCGTTGATGAGCGGAATGACTTCCTTGCGGATGACGCCGACGATGGCCTCGGGCCACGCCCACGCGCCGCCGCCCGCGAGGAGCGCGTCGAACATCGCCTTCTGCTGAGCTTCGGAAAGAGCCATGAGGAATCCTGCCTTCTGGTCGAGGTCGACCGTTGGTGTGTTGAGTGGCTCTGCGTGCCACGATTCGGTAGGGATGTTGCGGACGAGGCCCGCCTGGGCCATGAAGAACGCGCGAGACACCATGTGCTCGGTGGACCAGTCGACAGCCCGTCCGGCGCCGTGGCGGGACGTACCCGGAACGGCCGCCGACGGCGTCTCGCCTCGGTCCTCGCGGCCCTTCTGGAACCACTGGTTGGAGCCGCCAGTGCTGGTCTTCGACTCCTCGGTGATGTACCGGTCGGCGGGCACACCCACGGGCCGGTAGCCCTCGGTGAGGTGGAGCGGGAGACCCTGCTCCGCCATCTTGAGGACGACGTACGCGACCCGCTTCGCCATGTCAGCTTCGAGGAGCACAGACGAGCCGTCGGTGCCGGAAACGCGGATCATGCGCGGGCCACCAGTGCTCGGTACATCAGCGCCTGCTGCAGCGGCGAGAGAGCTTCGAGGAAGCCACCACCGACGTCGTTCGAGGCCCCGGCGAGGCGCCCCCTCCACTCACCGACCATGCCGGCAAGGTCGATGCCGTACTGACGGGCACCGTTGTACGCGGCGCCCGCGTCGACAATGGACCCGGACCCGCGAAGGTGCGATGCGAAGATGCCGAGCCCGAATCGGATGTTGTCCTCGGGCAGCCACAGCCTGAAGCCCTTAGACGCCGCATCCGGGAAGTACCCGGGCCAGGTGATCTGCGCTGGCCCAACACCGTTGCTCGTCTCGCCGTTCGCGACGCGGCGCGTGAAGTCCCGGAAGTTGCTCTCGGTGACGAGGTTGTCGGCGGGCTTGCCCCGACCCGTCGTCGAGAACACGCCACCGACGTCGTGCCCGTAGATGTTCGCGCCGTTCGATTCCTTCTCGATGATCGCCGCCGCGATCGCGACCTCGAGGCCCACCGCGACGGCAGCCCTCACGATCGCGTCAGCGTTCTGCACGCCTTGTGCGGCGATAATGTCGACCGCTCTGGCCATGTGATGCCTCCTGGGTTGCATGAGAAAAGCCCCGCCGAGAGGCGAGGCTGGGCGACAGTAGAGTTGCGCCGTGGATCTGATCGCATTCTTCGACGAGTGGGCCGCACGCGCCGCCCTCCTGCTGGGTCTTTTCGCGACCGTCGTAGCCCTGCGAGCACGTCGAGACGCGGGGTTCCGGAAGGCATGGCTCGTGGACTGGGAGATGCGACCAGTCGGGCCACAGCAGGCCGGCGCGACCCAACCCCACCTCACGATCACGAACGTCACGCGTGACTCCGCCACCCTTGTGGGCGTGACAACGCCCGACGGAACAGCGAAGCTCTGGGGCACACCGACCGTTGCGCCAGACGGCACCCACGAGATCGAGAACTTCTCCGCGATCGAAGGGCTCCGCATTCAGTGGAGGCGACCCGGCTCGCTGCGGACATACAGCTACACGTACCGATCCGGACGGACCGTGTGGCGCATCCGGTGGCGGCGCGTTTGGTACGCCATCACCGACTCACACAAGCGCGCCTAGCTCGTCGAGCCCACTGGAAGCGTCTCAACGAGCGCGGCCCGGATTTCCTCCGGGTCGCCGCCATCCTCTACGAACCGCTTCGCGGATGCGGCGATGTCGAGGGGCACCTGACGCATGCGCGCGCGCTTCTCATGCTTCGTCCCCGCCTTTCACCAGCACCGCCAGCTGGTCCACTCCGAGAGGTCTACCGCGGTGCCCTCGCTGGTTGTCACGGGGATGCTGATCGGGTCGACGCGGTCACCCGCGAGGAGCGTGACGGTTTCGGAAACGATTGCGCGAGCCATGGCAACTCCTGACGAAGACATGTCCCAAGAGGGAGCAGGAAATGTGGGTTGGCCAAGTGGCCTAAGATCGCTCCAACGGGAGGCACTGCCATGAAACTCTTCGCCCTCATCCGGGACAGACTGCGCGAGCACAACGAGAAAGAACTCGTGAAGGTTCGCGTTTGCAATGCCCTGCAATGGGACGACTCCCGCTGCCAGAACGAATACTCCTACGCGACGAACCCGCGCGGCGTCGGCCCCTACTGTTCGGGCGAGTGCGCGGAGACGTCGAGCCTGACTCAGCCGTTCTAGAGGCGCATCAGACCACGGACCTCGTCCATCCGCGCCTTGGTCGCGTCCACGGCCATCGGGCCGGAAATGAGGCGAACGTGGCCGATGCGGCCGTTCCATTGATCCGTCTGAGATCGGCTCGCGGAACCGCCGATTGTGATGCCGTTCAAAATCGCACCAGCCGTGGAGCCGGTCGCCGAACGCACCTGCCCGTCGTTCGCGACCACGAACGTCTGCCCCACGTTGACCGTCGCGGCGACGACCGACCACCCGCCGACGATCGCCGGGGTGAGCGATTCCACCGGATTCGGCGCTCCGAACACAGTGCCCGTCACGTTCGACCCGGCACCAGACTTGAGCTGACGCAACGATAGGAACCCGGTCAGGCCGTCTGGGTTGAACCCCGAGAAGAAGTACCGTTCGTTCGCAGCAGACACGTCGTAGAACGCGACGATCACTGTGAACGGTCCTGTGATCGGCGTTGTCAGACGAGGTGTTCCCACCCAAGAAGATCCGGGGAAGCGAACCGTTTTGCGCCCCTCGAACGTCCCATAGCCAGGGCGCGTATTCGAAGTGACGGAAAGGTCCAAGTTCTGCCCGCTGAAGTTCGACATGGGTGCCCACCTGGTCACACCCTGACCTCCCGCCGCAGACGGGTCCTCAATAGCAGTCACGCCGTAGGACGAGCTCCAATCGGCAAGCAACTTGCCATAAGGGAACCACCCCGACGAACCGACGTTGTCGACCTGAATCACTGCCGTCGAACCCATCAGATACCTCCTGGCATACCGATCGACCCGCCGACACATCGGCGGATGAACGAAACGAGATCCGCGCCGTCGAAACGGTCGGGAGTGTTGTGCCCCGCGGTGCCGAGGTCCGTGAGCTCGACCTGGCCTCCGAGCTTCTCCTGCAAGACCGCGCCGTGCGAGATGAGAGGAACCGACGTGTCGCCGGAAGAAGCGAGCACACGAATAGGCACACCGGCAAACGCTGACGCACCAGCCAACGCCGGATCGAACCCGGCCGTCTTCGCCGCGTACTCGCTGGCGTTTGCGAGATCGAACGCTGCGTTGATTTCCGCAGCCCGCCCATTGTCGTACCGCTGACGGAGAGACACGACTGGGTCCGTCAGGTACACACCGATGATCGACGGCAGCACGTTGCGGGTGAGCGCGTTGAGCGCTGCGACACCGCCCATACTGTTGCCGACCAAGACCACGCCCGAGATCGCGGCATTCGCGACCGCGTGGGCCACCACGTCGTACAGATCGTTGAGGGACGCAGCGTTGCCGTACGAATCGCCGTGCATGTGCGAAGACCCGAGCAGCGCGCCCGCCGTCGACAGCGGGTCTGTGTAGGCCCCAGGCGTTGCCGCGGAGTTGCCAACACCGTGGCACCAGACGACCAGCGGTGCTGGTTCCACGTCCGAGTACCCGGAGGGCACCCGCAGGCGTGACGCTTGCCCCGACGCGGAGGTCCACTGAAGCAGCCCCGCGACCGGATCGACCCCCGACGCGAGCCGCCCGCTTGCGCGTCCGAGCGAACGCAACACAGCAGGAGACGCCGCCGGAGACGAAACACTCCCCCCAAGAGCGACGCGAAGTCGAGACATCATCTCCGCGTCAAACGGTTCCCCAGAGCGGCGCACACCAAACACTCCGGCACCATCGCGGCCCGTCACAACCAAGCTGTAGTCGCTGATCGAGGCGAGCCGAAGGAGCCGCTCATCCGTCGTCCTGACCAGCCCCACATCAGACTGAGCCAGAGCCGACGCGGCAGCTGCCGCCGCGTCGATGAGCGCGGGCGATTCCGCGACAACGGGAGCCACGACTTCCTTCACCGCCTCGCGGGAGTGCGACCCAATCTGTCGAATATTGAAAGCGTTCGTCTCATCAGACGCCGCACTGAACGACCCAATGACAGGGCTCACGAAATCACCGCTCCCGGCTCGCCATGAATGTTGACCTTGTCGCCAGGCGCAGCGAGATCAAGGTAAATGGTCCCGCGAGGCGGGTTGTACGGGCCATGCCCGAACATGATGGAACCAGGAGGAGCGGCCACCGATTCCGGCGCTTGGATCGCACCACCACCAGCCTGCGCGACGAACTCAATCGAGTCCATCTCGCGCCCATTAGCGAACAACCCGCCAAGGAAATACCTCACCCGAGGCTTCGTAGACACAGTCGGAGGGAGATCAAAGTACGCACCCCCGTTCACAGAAACCGTCGAGTAGACGCGCTTCTGGAACGACACCCCACCCGCGTGGAACGACGCTCGATCCGCGTCAACCCACACCCGAAGACCCGGGATAACGTCACCCCCGAAGTCAGTAACCGTCACCGTGTACAGCGCCATCAAGACCTCCCGTAGTCGCGCATCACCTGTCGCGGGTTCATGGCGAGCGCTTGACCGCCGCGTGTGAGTTGCGTGTGCCAGCAGAGATGATCCCCGCCAGCGTTGCCCGTCGATCCGACGTAGCCGATCAGCGTCCCAGCCGGGATCACGTCGCCCTCACTCACGAGAGGCGCATCCCGCAGATGAAAGTAGCCGGTCAGCCAATCCTTGTGTCTGAGCCACACCTGATTCCCGCCGCCCGCTTCACCCTCCCCGTCGGGACGCGCCACATCCACGACCGCATCAGCAGGCGCGTACACGGGCGTCCCAGATGGAGCCCCAATGTCGAGCGCGAAATGATCCTCGAACTCACCCGGCGGTGTCCCCATGATGCGACGCGGCCCGAACCCAGACCCCGGCGTGAACGACGCCAACGTCATGTCGATAGGCCAAGCGAAAATCTTCTCCGCCGCTGACGGCTCATACTTCGGTCCATGCGTCATGACCAGGGCTCCCAAGGTGCTGTGATGAACCCCTCAGGGTCGATAGGTTCGCCGTCCCGGTGAACTTCGAAGTGAAGATGGAAACCCGTAGACGTGCCGGTCGTGCCGACCACGCCGACCGCCTGCCCCGCAATGACTCGCTGACCCACGACGAGAGGTGACGGCACATCCTGGTGGGCGTACAAGGTGTTGATGCCTTTGCCGTGGTCGATGATGACGTGATAGCCGAAGCCAGTCGCAGCGTTTCCGCCCGAGAACGTCACCGTGCCGTTGCCAGCAGACGGAATCGGCGTCCCCTGCGGAAGCGTGAAGTCGCAGCCTCTATGCTCCGACGAGCCGATGCCACCTGGAGATACGCGGGGGCCGAAGCCGTCAGAGATCAAGGCCGGGTCAAACGGCCATCGCAGATCCCCACCGAGCGGCGAACCAACATCGTTCGGGACGCGGCGGATCGTCCCATCACCGAGCTGCGCGATCCACGCGAAACCCGGCACGTCAATGTCCGTCAGCGTGGCGACGCCACCGAACCCGACCGTCCCGTCCCGCAGCACCATCGCGGAGCCACCCGAGTCCTGCAACGCGATCTGGTCATGCCCCAACCGCAACAGCCCACCGTTGCCGTTGAACAGCAACCCCGCAGACGTGCCCTGGATCGTCGACGCGGCGAAACGAATCTGCCCGCCCGAACCGCCAGCCTCGATGCGAAGGTCGCCGAGCTCAATATGCCCGCCGCCCTCAATCTCAAGCTTCGTCTCGAGCGTCACCGGGCCACGCAGACGCGTAAGCGCAGTCACGTCGAGATCCTTCGTGATCTTCACGTCACCGTCGAACGTCGACAAGCCCGTGAAGACGACGTTGCCGATCACGTCCAACGCGCCCTCGATGCGGACAGAGCCGATGAACTTCGACGGGCCGTTCACGTCGACAGGACCGTCAATGTCGAGTGATCCCACGAACCGGGAATCCCCGTTGAACGTGGACGTGCCATCGACGTTGAGCGTGCCGCCGATGCTCAGCAGTCCGTCGATGTTGAGCGTGCCAGTGACCCAGCCGATGCCCTCGAGGTACCAGCTGCCGGTGATGCGCTCGACGCCGTTGACGATCGCCGAACCATCGACGATCAGGCCTTCGGCGGAGCGAATCTCTACGGCGCCACGCTCCACAGAGGAGTTCGGTAGGGGAGACGCGAGCTGCACGCGCTTGATCGCCGCCCAGATTCTCGCGATCTCGGAGTCGAACAGCATCCGCGTGATGAAGCTCAAAGCGCCTCCAGCGTCGTCTTGATCTCGTGCGATGAATCGCCCGAGTACCCGGTCAGGGTGCGCACGTACTCGCGCCGCGGATAGCGCATGTTCGCGGGAAGGATCACCTTCAGCTGCATGCCCGGTTCGAGGTCGTGGAACGAGAGGGAACCACCGGCTCGCACAGTCAGCTCCAGCACCTTCGACGGTGCCGAGTGAGCGATCCGCAGGCCCCGCGTCTTGGCGTCCAGAAGCGATTTTTCGTGCACGTCCGGGAACTGGGACGTGGTGTCCAGGAACGGGCCGGAGAAGCTTTCGCCACCCTCCAGCGCCGACTGGCTGACCATGAGCTTCTCGCCCGAGCCTTCCCCGGATCCGGCGACGCCCGTCAGCTGGTCGCGGCCGATGGTTCGCTCTCGCACGCGAATGCCGTGGTGCTGCTTCGTGGTCAGGTCGAGCTCCCGCTGCACAGAGGCGAGGCGCGGGTTCCCGAAGCGCGGCCGGTAACGGAACGACGATCCGACGCGCTCCGTGCGCATGTCGAAGTCGGGGCCGTTGTCCGCTTCAGTGAGGTCGTTGAGGATCTCGTTCAGCGTCTGCAGGTGGTAGTGGAACCACTCCGCGGTGTAGGTGCCTGTCTCCGTCGCGATGCCTGCTGGCATCCACCCGTCCACGAGGGGAAGCGAATGCCGGCCGACGCCGTCGACGAGGAACACCTGACGGAACGCTTCGTAGGCTGCTCGTCGGAACGTAATGTTCTCGAACTTCGACTTGAACGTCATGTACGCGCCGATGCGGAACAGGAACCGGCGAGCGAACAGGGTGCGCGCTTCGCTGGTGTCGAGCGACACGTCATCGGTGAACGGGTCCGAGTCCTCGTCCAGGATGATGCCGTCGTGCATCACGGACTCGCCGTCGGCGTCCTTCCAGACACTGATCAGTCGGTTCGACCACGGCTCGAGCGCCCCGCCGAAGGTGGTCTGAGACTCGGCAATCGTGTACCCGGACCCGGCGAGCCTCAGTGTTGCGTTGGCGTCGCCGTAGCTGTTCATGCGAACTGCCCACGTGTTGCCTGCCAGCACCTGACGAGTCACGTCCAGCTTCTGCTCGCCGGTGAGGAAGTCAGCAATGTAGTGCCGCCAGCCCGGGGTTTGCAGTTCCACGTGACCCCCTAGATGTAGGTGTGCGGCAGCTCCACTCGAAGCCCGCCGGCGCCCGCCCCGTTCGGGACGACGAAGATCCGGAAGTCGCCCCACGGGGGCACGGACCAGAACCCGCCGCCAGCAACCAGTCCGGTCGTTGTCGAACCGCGGCGGACGATGCCCTCTCGCATGTGGATCTCGTGCGTGGACCCGGTCGCGAGGGCGTGCATGCGGAGGTCGCCGAAGTTGACGGCCCAGGTCGCTTCGTCGCGGAGGGCGAGCACGTAGCCGTCCGACATCGCCGAGGTCGCCGTGACCCTGATTACCGGGTGCGCGTTGAAGTTGCCGTCGTGCGACACCTTCACGCTCGTCCCGATACCGTCACCGAGGTTCTGCGTCTCGCCGAACATGCGCGGGTCCGAAGCCTTCAGTCGAAGGTCGAACTCCACGAACCGGGACGCGCCGAGCCTGCCGAACGCGCCGCCCTTGTCGCGCTTCACGCTCAGCGAACGCGTCTGCCCGAACTCGTCCACGATCATCTGCCCGTACTTGCCGTCCGCGCGGATCCCGTTGAAGCGATCACGCCAGTGGCCGAGCTTCAGCATGTTCGGGTCGTACACGTACCCGAGCACCTGAATCTCGCGGGCCCCGTACTGACCCTCGGAGTCGAACTCCCCGTGCCCCTGCGCGTACCCCTGAGAGTCCGACGACATGGGCACGGGGTCGTTCAAACCTTTCACCTCGACCACGTTGAACCCCGGCTGCATCATCCGCGTCCCGTCCATGACCAGGCGGTCGTTGGGGAACTGGATATGGAAGTCGGAGAACGGTCCGAGGTTCAGCGATTCCACTACGGCCTCCTAGTGAGCGCCCGCATGAGGCGTTCTTCGATCTGCCGCGCGAGTGCATCGTCGGACGATGAACCGCGGCCGTCGATGGTGATGTAGACGTTCACTGGCCCGTTCGTGCCGACTTGCTGGAGGGCGGCAGGCCATGAGCGGGCGCCGGTCATGCCGCCGTCCGCCATCTGCTGTTTCCGTCCGCCCATGAATGTCGCGACGTCGATGCCGAGGCGACGGCCCGCTTCGGCCCACACCTTGCGGTTGCGGGACTGCATCCCGGACTTCCCCGAGATGTACGCCTCCCACTGCGTTTCCGTCTCGGCGAAGTGCACGATGTTTTTGCCGCCCGGGTAGACACCTGGCTTGACCGTTCCCGCCGGTAGTGGCGTGTTGAACCCTCCGGCCGCGAACGACTTCACGCCGTGCTGCCAGATGCCACCGTTCGCCTCGTACGACTGGCCGACGTTTCCGTACGGCGAGGTGCTGTACGAGGTGCTGTCCGACGTAACCACGTCGACGTACACCGTTCGACGGTGCGTGATCGCGTTGATCGACGCTTCCGCCGAGGTCGTGTCCGCGACCACAACGATGGAACCGTCCGAGAGCGTGCGCGTCTGCAGGTCGATGCCGAGGAGCTTCTCCGCGGCAGATACCGTGTCGGCGTCCACCGGGATCAGCGCACCTTCCGCTGATGTCTGCAGAGCCAAGAGGAGCGCGTCAATCTTCAGCTGCTGAGCGTCCACGGTGCCGTTGTCGGTGACCGCGACAGCCACCTCGGAAGGCATGCCGTAGTACGTGTCAGCCAGCGCCTGAGCCTGATCCTGCGTGAGCTTTCCAGCGTCGACCTGCTCGTAGAGCGCGTCGATGTAGGGCTGCATCGCGTCCATCGCGGCCTTCTGCTGATCCTCAACGGACTTGCCAGCCTGCTCGGCAGCGGTCGCCGCGGACAGCGCCGCGACCTGCGCCGCGTCGCCCTGCGTCTTGAGCGTCTCCGCGAGCTTCAGACCAGCCGAGCTCGTCAGGTCGATCTTTCCCGACGCGTCGAGGAGCGCCGACGAGTACCCCTCGGCGCCGTCCTTGCCCTCCATGAAGGCGTCAGCGAGCGAGTTGATGGAATGCTGGATCGCGATCTGCTGCTCAGCCGCGGACTGCGTGCCACCATTGAGCAGATCGAGAACGCCCTTGAGGGCAGACAGTCGTTCCTCAGCGGACTTCGCCGTATCCCGCACGACGCCGAGAGCTTCCTCGAGCTGGCGCTGTGCGACCGCCGCGTCCCCACCCGAAGCACGGATCTCCGCCATCTCGTCCGAGTACAGCTTCGCCGCCTGCGACGCGCCCTCGATAGCCGCCTGCTGCTCGTAGAACGAGGTTAGGAGCTCCGAGTTCACGCCCTGCTCGCGAAGCTTCGCGAGCGTCGTCTCCAGGTACTTCGCCGAATAGCTCGACCCCTGCATCGCGTCGTCTACCTCGGCCTGCGCCTCAGCGCTGCCGTGAGCGGCCTTCGTGAGAGTCTCGAGAGACACCCCGAGGTCCTTCGACGTTTCGTTCGCGAACTTCAGGCCCGACTCTGTCTTGACCAGACCCAGCTGGTTCTCGACGAGCTTGTCGACGGCCTTCCCGCTCGCCTCCTCGAAGGCGCTGACGCCCTCCGTGTAATCGGAAAGCGCGACGCCGGCGAGCTTTAGCTTGTCAGCCGTGCCGTCACCGATGAGGTTGTTGAGGAGCTTTGCCTGCCCAGCCTCAGTGAGCTGGCCTGTGGTCGCGTTGATCTCGGACCGGAACTCAGCGACCGCCTGCTTGTGGGCAGAGACCTTCGCTTCAGCCTCGGCGTTCGCCGCCGACCACGCACCGACCGCGAGGGCGATAGCTGTGAGCGCCAACCCGACCGGGTTCCCGACGAACGCGAGGGCCATGGACTTCGCCGCCGACCCGACCGTGCGCCCCGCGGCCGTAGCCACAGACCCCATGGTCGTCATCGAGTCGCCGTTAGCCGCCGCCGCGCGCTGCACGATCGTCGCCTGTTGAGCGAACGTCTGCAAGCCACCAGCCGCGCCCTGAGCGCCCCGCACGATGCCAGCCCACATCTGCGTGCCCGCGAACGTCTTGAGCGCCACGAACGCGACACCAGCCGCGATAAGCGGCTTCGGCAGGCCAGCCACCGTGGTCGCGACGAGCTCCACGATTGGAGCGACAGCCTCGAGCACGTCAGCCGCGACACGACCGCCCGTCGCGAGCGAATCGGCAAGAAGCGAGGCCACCTCGCCCGCGACCGGAATCAGCGGCGACATCGCGCCCAGGATCTCGATGATGGCGTCACGCAGCTCGGGCGACGCTGCAGCCGCACCGATCAGCGCGCCCGCTACCGGGTTGATCGCTGGCACCAGCTGGCCGAGCAGAGGGATCTGCTGAAGTAGCACCGAGTTCGCACCCAGGATCGCGCCGACGAGGGCGCCGAACGCCGGTGCGCGGGACGTGACCGCGGCGATGCCCGACTCCAAGTCGGAGATCGTGAACCCCTCGACCGAGTACTTCGCCCGCTGCAGCGCATCCGAGATGCCGTTGAACGCGGGCTGAGCCTGCATGACCAGGAAGTCGACAACCGGCTTCGTCTCGCGCTGCACGGCGCGGAGCACATCAGCGACCTGGTTGCCCCATTCGACGGCCATGCCGCCACCGTTTGGGTCCACGAACGGCTGAGCGAGAGCTGCGCCAATGTCGCGTGACGCGGCCTTGACGCGGTCGACGGTGCCAGCGAACGTCTCCTTGACGTTCCCAGCCGCGCCGTCGAACTTCGTGGCCATCTGCTCAGTCAGAACATCGAGCGCCTGGCCGGCGTCGAGCGCCCCGTCAGTGATGTCCTCGCGGATCTGCGCGGCAGTCTTACCCATGCCGTCACCGATGAGGGTCGCAGCATCCAGGCCGCGCTCACCGAACTGATTCAGATCCTCAGCCGTGATCTTGGACGAAGAGCGGATCTTCGCCATGATCTCGACGATCTCGGAAATCTGCTCATTCGAGCCACCCACCGCGGCGACCGCGTTCTGGATCGCGTCCAGTGTCGGGATGACCTTGCCCGCTTCGAACCCGAAGCCGATCAGCTGCTGCTGAGCCTGGATGAACACGCCCTTGGAGAAGGGAGAGTTGCGGGCGAAGTCGTCGAGCTTGGACATCTGCGCGTTCGCCTCTTCGGCGCCGCCCAGGAGAGTCTTGAGCGCCGCGCGAGACGTCTGCTGCAGCTTGTTGTACTCAACGCCCTGCGCCGCGAGGCCCCGCGTCGTAGTGGCGAGCACCACGGCCAGGCCAGTAGCGCCGACAGACGCGGCCGTGAACGCCGAAGCGCCAACCTTCGACAGCCCATTCAGGGCAGTGTCCGTGGCCGACAGGTTCTTCCGCACACCCTCGAGGTCGCGATCCACCTGCGACACACCATCGAGACGGATGGACGCTACGAGCTCGCCAACGTTCAACGCCACGGGGACCTCACTTCATGAAGGAGCGCCTGACCCGCGAATCGCGAATGTCGAGGAGCGCGAAAAGGTGGTTGCGGAGCCACCGCCAGGACTTCACGTGCGAGACAGCGTCCAGGTCCACGTGGAACCACTGCGCCATGTCCGGCAGCACATGCCGATCCCACCCCTCGAGGCAGAACCGCAAGTACTCGCCGGCGTCTAGCGCTTCTTCCGCTTCTTCTTCGGCTGCGGGGGACGGCCCGGCGCCCTGAATGAGGTCCCGGAACCACTTCGGGTAGTCGTAGTGGGGGTAGCGGCCGGTGACGGGGTCGGGTTCGCCGACGCCCCATTGAGCAACGTCTGCAACTGTTCGGAAATCGTCGAGTGACCGTTTGCCTCCAGGAGCAGGTCCCGCGCTTTTGGGAGACCGCCTCCCGTGAGGAGCTCGTTCACGACGTCGATGCCGCCGCCCTGCACGTTCCAGAAGATCGCCGAGTTCACGACGTCCTTCGCTTCGGCGGAGCGCAGGTCGTTCTCGACGACCGACCAGTTCTCCTCGCCAAGCGCGAGCTTCGCCATCGACTCCGCGTCCACCTCGGGATGCTCGGACGCCGCGAACGCGATACCCGCGTACAGGGCGTAGAGCGCGGAACCGAGGGCCGCGTTGATGGGGTTGACGGTGATGATGATGCTGTCGGCGTCGTCGCCGACCGTGAGGACCAACTTGCGGCCCTTCTCTTCAGCCGTGATGTTCGTCATGTGCTCTCTCCAAAGCTCAGGGGTGACGCGGAAGGGGGAGAGGGCGGCGACGTGTGCCGCCGCCCTCAGGGGCGTTACGCCTTCAGTGGGTTCTCGATCGGGAGGACCTCGCCGACGCCCGTGAGCGACCACGCATCCCAACCGACGCCGACAGCGCCGTTCTCAGGTCGAGCGCCTCGAGCGACGGTGGCGGTGCCCTCGTACGCGTCAGACGCGCCCAGCGAGTCGTAGAAGCGGAAGCGGAGCATGTTCAGCTCGCCCACCTGATCGGACGCGTTCTTCATGACCAGCCACTCCGGCTGGAACTCGCCCGTGTTGTCGCGCAGCTTCAGCAGGTTGAAGCCCAGGGAGAAGTTCGAGCCGACCTTCGACTGCGCCTGCTGGCCCTTGTGGGCGTAGGTCGTGATCTCCTGCAGCTGCGCCTGGAACTCAGGCGACAGTGCAGTGATGTCGGGGATGTTCTGCCAGGACGGCTCAGTCGCCGGCGACACGGGGAGCGCGGCGACGTCGAACATGTACTGGTGGGACTGAGCCGGGTCGCCCTGCGTGGGCTTCAGCTCCTCGTAAGTGGGCGTAGGTGTCATAGGGGTCGCTCCTAAACGACGAAACCCCTCCAGAGGAGGGGCTGAGGTGGAAGTGGTTAGACGGCTTGGATTCCCGTGAACTGCCAGTTGGTGGTCCAAGCCCAGCGTCCGTTCTTGTCCATCCCGAGCGGGGCGAACGACAAGTAGTGGACGTGTGCGGAGAGCGCGCCGAGCTCCAAGCGTTGGCGGTCCTGGGCTTCGAAGAGACGATCGAAGAGGTCCTCGCCCGCGAGCGGGTTGCCGGCGGCGAGACGGAAGCGGAGCTGCACTCGCGTCGCCGCGAGGTAGCGACTGCCCGAGTAGGTGCGGAAGTACTCCGGCAGGTAGCGGGTGACGGACAGCACCTCGGTGGGAGCTTCCGGCATTGCCGAGACGACGATGCCCCGCTCCGCCGGAGCGAACACGCCATCCTCGCGGTACGTGCCGAAGCCGTTCGCGTCGAGCCACCGCGCGTACCCCTTCAGGAGCACCGTGCCGTAGCTCATGCGAACGCCCTCCGGATCTCGGCGGCGACGACGCGCAGGATGTCGTCACCCTGCTCCACCACCACCGACTCGAGGAACTTCGACTGCGCGCCCGGATTGTGGTCAGTGGGGTGCGAGTAGTCCGTGCGCTCATGCTGAGCGACCGCATACGGGGTGTTGTAGGCCACACCAGATTCGAGCTCCTGGCTCGTCGCTTGATGCACCGTCCCCGACTTCCGCAGGTCAGTGGTGTCGACCGGCACTCGCGCGTTCGACTGGCCCAGCATGTACTCGGCGCCCTTGTTCAGCCCCGACACGGAACCCGACCGCATCGCCTGAGCGGCGCGGTCACCTTCCCACTTCAACGCCATGACGCCTCCACTACTCGAGAGCTAGGAACGTGTGCGCGGGCAGCTGCGGGAACTCCGCGTACCCTTCGCTGATCAGCGTCGCCGTCCGCTGTCGAGGCCGTCCGCGCCACACTGTGACGAGCGACCCCTCCGGGACGTGATGCTCCGGATCGAGAACTACCTGCGTGGACGACACCACCTCGGCGCCGTCGCGGCTCCGCACGAGCTTGTGCGTGTCCTCGATCGCGGCGCGAGCGCACACGACTTCCTTGCCGTACACGGGCCCGTACGTGCCGTCGCCGAGCTTCGGCTTGTACGACACGAGCCGCTTGTGCGGCATTAGACGAGCTGGGATGCGCACGGCGGCCTCCTAGTAGCTGACGGTCCAATCGATGCCCTCCACGGTGCGGAGGAACTCCGCGACCGCGGGGGCAATGCGGGACGCCTGCTTGTCAGCGACCGACGTCGAACCCTTCCCCGAGGGGAGAGACACCGACATGATCGAACCGCCGCCAGCCTGCGCCGCCGCGCCCGTCGAGTCGCCCGTCTCAGCCCAGTACTCCAGCTGCATGACCACGGCGACGCCCAGAGCTTCCCGCACGC